GTAGTGGAGTTGCATAAGCCTGACATACTTCAAGGGATTTGTTCTTATTGTTCAAGAGATTTTATTCAGGATTGTTACGATGCTGTACCAGTTACTTACCCCTGCCCAACAATCCAAGCAATAGAGAAGGAGTTGGGATGACACACGATGAGTTGCTTAAAGACCTTGATTTATGTATCAAAGGTGCTGAGTATGGACCTTATGAATGGGGATTTATTGCCCTTCGTGCAGTAGTGGAGTTGCATAAGCCTGACGAGTTCAACCATTGCGGTGTATGCAACCAATACCTTTGCGAAACAATCCAAGCCATCGAGAAGGAGTTGGGATGAATAAAGCCAAACGTTGGGTAGCACCAAAAGAATTAAGCCTTGAAGAGTTAGCATGGGCGATGTTTGAAAAGGTAACGTTTCTTCAGGCTCAAGAGGCTGCCTATGACTTGGGCTATGAGATTGTGATTAAGTGGAAAGATGACTGAAATGACTTATGAAGACTTACAAGTAAAACTGGTTGAAGGTCTTTGGAACTTCGAACTATTCCACGACAAGGTGTGTGACGCTCTCCATGCCGTAATAACGTTGCATTCTCCCTGTAAAGGAGAAAAGCACGATGAATCCCCTGAGTTGATAAACGAGCCTTGTATGTGCATGGGTTGTGACGGCGATGATGGAACATGGCCTTGTCCAACCATTAGAGCCGTAATGAAGCAGTTATCAGATGACTGAGATGACTAGTGTCGCCACAGACTTCAAAGAGTGCCACTGTGACCCTTGTCTAGAGGAGATGGAACACCTTGGACATTCATAAATTATGGAAGAAACTTAATCCACCAAAATGCACCTGTATGAAGACTTGTGAAGTCCACAATCCAATAGCAGAGGTCGAACGTCGAGAGATGGCTATAGAGACTGCTCGCCATAGTGGTCCTTGGAGTGGAAGTGCCTACTGTGTTATCTGCAAGGAGAATGTAGAGTTCACTGGAGTTGTTCGCACCTCTGACTCAGGTCGCCGTATGGCACAGGGAAACTGTCCACGTTGTAACACCAAAGTAAATCGAATACTAGGAAAGGCAGTATAAATGAACGCTGTAGCAGTAAAGAACTCATATAACAAAGAGCAGTCCCAGATGACTAACAAGCATCTCAACAAGAAGTCTCAATGGGACGACCAAAGACCACTGCACTCTAAGTCCCCGTATCATCAGTCCTTAGATAAGAAGTGGGACACCGCTAAAAAGAAGTTAAAGGCTCCTCTTGATATGGAAGCAATCCTGGCCCTTGAAGAGAAGTTGTGGAACTCGTGACCAATCAGTTCACCTGTACCTGCGGTAAGAAGTATTCCTTTGCCCATTTAATGAGTTATTGCAAAGCCAGACATAAGTCATCGGGCGGTGCATAATTTAATCTGTGCAGGATTCTCGTTATGAAGCGTGGAAATGCAAAGTCTGTGGAAAACAGTACGTTGTTCCAGACCTTGCACGTGGGTGCGAAATCAAGCACCACGACAAGGCAAAGGAACGTTTAATGGCAAAGTGCATCAAATGCGACCATGAGTTGTATGACAGTTCATGCTGCTTTGACGACAACTGCAAGTGCGTATGTGAGAAGACCAACGCATGAGTGCTCACGATAATCTCTCGCATCAAATGTTCCACGGGACTATTGAGACACTTAAACCTGGCGACATCATTAAACCGAGAACAGAACACGGCACAGCGTGGGCTACAACTGATTTAAACTACGCTCTTGCTCATGCTCATGAGAGAGCACGTACTGGTTTTGGTGTAAACCCTGGTGGAGAGTATCCCGTACACCACGGTAACGTTTATGAAGTAGAGCCTATGGATGAATACAAACCACACCCTACGGAAGAAAAAACCATCTTTGTTGGTAGTCAATTTAAAGTTAAGCATCAAGTAGCCTCAGTACTTGGACAAGAAGATAACCACAGAGCAATTAAAAGAAGTTTCCCTGAGTTTGACCCAAGTAAAGAGTCTTACGTTAAAAACGGTAGAGACGGCGGAAGACGCATTTAATCGTCAGCCCACAGTTGGCTGGGGACCTGAGCATGTCGTAAAACTGTTCCTTTTTTCTGTTAAGGTGTATTTATGAAAATTGTTATTGCTGGTGGCGGAACTGCGGGTTGGGTTGCTGCTTATCTAATTGCAAATGCCCATAAAGGCGTTCATCAAATAACCCTTATCGAGTCTTCTGAAATTGGCATCATTGGTGCTGGTGAAGGCTCTAGTGGTCTCTTTTATCATTTAATTACAGACAGCCTTGTAAAAGGCGGTGCAAGTATTGAAGAGTTCATGGTTCGCACAGACTCCACTATTAAGTACGGAATCAAGCATGAAGGTTGGTCTCCAACTAACAAGGACTACTTTGCACCTTTAAATGGCTCAAACACCGCATCAGACATCCCCGACTATCAATTTCACCACACTTTGATTAACTACCCAACAGAACACATCTCTTTGGCTTCTACTATTGGTTTGGGGTATTACCACGGTAAGGCTCCCCTAAGAGAGTTTGGGTTTCACTTTGATGGGCATAAGGTAGGAAAATACTTTGAGTATCTTCTTATGAAAGAGGATAAGGGCGTTAAAAAAGTTGACGCTGTAATTAACAAGGTAAACCTCAATCAACAAGGTGAAATTGAAAGCCTTAACTTGAGCAATGGGCAAACGCTAGAAGCAGACTTCTTTATTGATTGCACTGGCTTTGCAAGAGTGCTGTCTAAAGAACTTGGTTCTAAATGGGTGTCCTACAAAAAGAACCTACCTGCTGATAGAGCAATGCCTTTTATTGTTGATTACAAAATGGACGAAAACGAAAAAATTGAGCAACTTACAAAAGCAACCGCTATGTCTTCTGGATGGATGTGGAGTATTCCTTTACAGACCCGAATGGGACACGGTTACGTGTATAGCAGTGAGTTCCTTACTGAAGACCAAGCACAGCAAGAGATTGAGAAAAAGTTAGGGCACAGCATTACCCCCATTAAAAACATTAAGTTTGAGGGTGGACGTGCAGGTAACCTTTGGGTTAAGAACTGTTTGTCTACTGGTCTTGCTGGTTCATTTCTTGAGCCATTAGAGGCTACCTCTATTCATGCCACCATCATTCAATTATTAGAGTTTATCTTTCAGTTCTTAACTGAAGATAAAGAGTCCACGATGAATCCAGTGGCTGCAAAACGATTTAACAAAAAAATGAATAACATGTTTGATGACTTTAAGGACTTTATTGTTCTTCACTATCAAGGAGGTAGGGAAGACTCAGAGTTTTGGAGATACATTAAAACAGGAGAAACGTTAACTCCTTTTGTTTCTGATTTGCTTGAACACTGCAAAACCCATATTCCAAGTTATTTGTACTACCAAAACTATTTAGGAACATCAGCACCATTATGGAATTGGGTTCTTGCTGGTATCGGAAAACTTAACCCAGAAGTTGCTAAAGCAGAACTTATACGTCACGGTAAGTTAGAGCAAGCATCGCTAGATTTTAAACGCTACTTTGACTATCCTCCGTTTTATAACATTACGGATTACCCAGAATTTTTAATTAACCCAGGAAGTGCTTCAAAATTGCAGTCGTAGCCAAGCAACACCACACAACGTTAAAGTAAATAATGGTGGGAAGTGTTTTAATTGTTGATGTCAAAATTAATGCAAGGCTAGAAGCCAAGGCAAATAGGTATAACCACCAGAACTGAATACCAAAAAGAAGTCCTGGAATGATGATGACAAGTTTTGTACTAAATGCCCAAAACTCAATAATGTTTACCTTTGTCCAATAAGCCTTCGTGAACAACTGTTGGGTAACTTGTGGAATCTCATTAATCTTCATTCATCACCTTGTACTCTGGGGAGTCAACTGGGCATGGAACCGTGACCAGGGCATTGCATTCGGCACACTCAGCATCTACGCCCCATAGGGCTATGTCGTAATCCTCAAACATCGCAAAGACCTTGAATAGGCGTGACTGGCACACAGGGCACTCATGTGTGGGAATTCCGCGAAAATCTATGTCTTTTAACGCCATGCCCGCATTCTAATGATAAGGTAGGCAATAACTTCGCAAACTAAGGAGAATCCGTGAAGAAAAATAATCAGTTCAAAGCAACCCTTTTGCTTAACGCAGAAAAAGGTGGAGCATGGCTTGCTACTTGGACATTAACTAATGACCAGGACGATAACGTTGTAACAGCCTTATCTGCTTGGAAAAACGCATCTGCTGCAAAACGCTGGCTAAAAGCAGAAGTTCAAGCAAACACCCCTCGTAAGAGTGTAAAGATGGAACCAACCAAACTTAATGAATTGCAGAAACCAACGGCTTTTGCAGGTTCTTTAACTTATAAGGGCTAAAACTCAGCCTTTTTATACAGGGGGGTTAGAGGTAAACTTATCTCTAACCCTCCTCCAATCTAAGGGAAAAAATGACTACTATCGTTGGTGTTCAGCATGACGAAAAAAGCATCATCTTTTGCGATAACCAAACCACTGGTAGTGACGGACGTAAGTACAACCACTCTAAGATGGTTAAAGTTTCAAAGCGTGGAGAGTTTTTAATTGCTGGTTCTGGTGAGGCTATGCCTTGCGATGTAGCACAACACATCTGGGACCCACCAACACCTACCGCAAGAGACTTGCGAGACCCTTATCATTTTATGATTGCAAAGGTAGTTCCCTCTTTGCGTAAGTGTTTAACCGATAATGGCTTTAGTTTTGAGCAAGAGAGCACAGATGGTGAATCCAGGTTCTCTTTCATAATTTCTGTGGCGGGAACCTTATTTAGCGTTGAAGATGATTTGTCTGTAGGACTCAGAGACGATGGCATCTACGCAGTGGGTTCTGGAGCCAAGTACGCAGTAGGAGCAATATTGGCTGGTGCAACCCCGTTAGAGGCTCTAAAGATTGCTGCTTCACAAGATGCCTACACCTCTGGACCCTTTATTAAAAAAGAGCAGTACAAATACGAATAAACGCTTTACAATTTGTAGGTGCCAAAGAAGAAACCAACTACCGTTGATATAACTGCTGGTGCACCTGGAAACTATAAACTGAATCAACAAACCGCTATTTTTAATGACCGTCGCACTAATCGTAATCGAGATAGAACCAGTAAGAAGCGTAATGCGATTAAGGAGTCATTTGAAAATGAAAAAAGGATTTAGAATGTTTGGGAACATTCTCCTACGAATCGTTGCAGTATTTGCTGCAAGTGGTCTTGGAGTTATTGGTGCTGGAGCCATTGCTGGAATTACGCTTGTAAACGCAGTTACAGTCGCTGGTCTTACAGCAGTGGCAGCAGTTGTTGAAAAACTTGCTCGTGGCTTCATGAATGATGGAAGACTTTCCTTAGACGAAATCAACTCAGCATTTGCAGCAGTTGATGTTAACTCTAAAACAGCAGCAGACCTACAGGTTGAAGCAAATCAATCAGGTGTTGCAGTAACTATTGCACCAACTTTAGGAAAGCCAGATGGACAGGTTCCAGAAGAACAACCTGTAGACGAAGATTGGGATAAGAACTAATGGCAGACATGGGAACAGTTGCAAAACTTATTGAAGTTGCAAAAGCAGAACTTGGAACCATTGAAGGTCCAAAAGATAATGAAACAAAGTACGGTGCTTATACAAAGGCTAACTTTCAACCATGGTGCGGTTCTTTCGTAAACTGGTGTGCAAATGAAGCAGGAGTAAAGGTTCCTAATACTGTTTACACACCTGGTGGAGCAGCAGCGTTTAAGAAAGCAAACTCTTGGATTGACGCAGATATTGCTGACCCAGAACCAGGAGATATTGCGTATTTTGATTTCCCATCAGACGATGTCAACAGAATTTCTCACGTAGGTATTGTTATTAAAGATAACGGTGATGGAACTGTTTGGTGCATCGAAGGAAACACAAGCCCAGATAAAAAAGGAAGCCAAAGAAATGGCGGACAGGTTTCAAAGAAACTTCGTGGATTTAAGAAGAACAAGGCTGGAGAGATGATTTCCATTGTAGGCTTCGGTCGTCCAAAGTTTAAGAGTGCAGCACCTGCTGCTCCAGTAGCCGTTTGCAGTTGCTGCGGTAAATAAGAAAGTAGACGATGACACTACCTAGTAAAAAGAAAGTCACATACGGCCCTTACACAATTAAAAGCGGTAAGAACAAAGGACGTAAAGTAGTTACTACTTACGACCCAAAAACGCAAACCACTACAACTAGTAACCAAGCCCGTGACAAAAAAGAAAAACAACTAGGTAGAAAACTTGGTAAAGATGAGCATGTTGACCATAAAGATAACAACCGTTCAAACGATTCTTCTTCCAATTTACGTGTAATGTCTGCTAGTAAGAACATCGCCAGGGGTAACACCGACAGAAAGAAGAAAAAATGAACGCAAATGACCGCTGTGACCGTTGCACTGCTAGTGCTATGGTTCGTTTCATTTTACTTAACGGTGAGTTACTATTTTGCGGACATCATTCAAAAGAATTTGGTCCTGCTCTAAAAGATAAATCTATTAGCATTGAAGACCCAGAACACCTTCTTCATCCAGCATTGGCAACCGTATGAACGTTTTAAGTAATCAATTTATTAATGCAGTTGCTAACGAAGAAAACATTCGTAGACAAGGGCTAATGAATCCTGATAGAGGGTTTGTTGGTAATGGTTTTTATTCCGCAATGTACCCAATGTCTATTAGTCAGTACAGTGGTTACGGTGGCTATATGACTGCTGCTGTAAATGAACCAGTATCAGGTATGGGAGAGACCTCTTCTGCTTATGGTCCTGGTGGTGACGGTGGTATGGGTGGTGACGGCGGTTCTAATTAAAACGCCCCTGGTCCCTCCCCGAAAGGTACATTTGTACCGAGGGACCAGAGGCTATACTTCTAAAGAAGTATGAATACACCCTATCACCTTCTTTAAAGGTTTTTATTCTGGGGACTTAACATTTTTTCGGTTAAGGGTTATGCTGAAGCCATGTTACTAACACCGAAATTAGCAGCACTAGGACTAACCTCCATACTACTAACAGGATGCAGCGTTAACGCTCCTGTTGGTCCATTTGATATTCACGACAACATCGTTGAAAATCCAACAATCCTTATTCCAAGTGATTCTTTAAAAGACATACCACAAGCACCAAATCCGCTACCAACTGAAGACCCAAATGCAACACAAGATTTACCAGAACCATGGAGTGAAGATAGCGTTGCAACACCAGAACCAATTCCGTTACCAACACCACAGGGTTAACTAAAACAAGCCGTAGGTTTAACCAGCCTACGGCTTATTTATTTGCTTAACTTAGTTCCTACTAAGCATCATTCGTGGCTATTTAATTTAAAACTAAACCGAAACTCCACTTAGAAACCGAGAAGACGACTAAACTATTGGCGTGTCAATTCGGACACGTTAAGGAGATATAAATGAATAAAGCACTGATTGAGTCCTACGTACGCAATCTTATTGGTCAAGTAGTTGGCGCAGTAATGATTGTTGCACAGACAAGCAACCTGGCAAGCCCACTTGACTTTGGTCAAGGAGAATGGCTACTTGTTGCAAATGCACTTTGGGCTTCACTTGTTCCTGTAGCACTTCGCTTCATTAATAAGAAAGACCCAGCATTTGGACTTGTTGCAGAAAAAGCAGCAAGCGAAGTATCTAAAAAAATTACAGACGCTGCTAAAAAGTCAGCCAACAAAAAGTAATTAATCTAAGGGATACAAGATGACCACACTAGAAACCGTTTCCATGATTATTGGAATTATCCTTGGAGGGTGTGCCGTCTTGTATCCCTTGTTTAAAAAAGTTAGTAAACTATTTGGAAGATGGGCAAAGTTTATTCTGGACTGGGAAGGTTCTGACGCTGAAGCAGGTCGTGACGCTGTCCCAGGAGTGATGGCTCGCCTTAACAAGTTAGATGGCGAACTTAGCCATAATGGTGGCAAATCGGTCAAGGACGTGGTTAACCGTCTAGAACGACGACAGGACAAACTGGAAAAGAAACTTGAAGAGGCTGAGATTACCCGCAGTCAAAACCAGATTGTTTTATTAGAAGCAATTAAACAGATTAGCCCCACAAAGAAAGATTTTTAGGAGAAACTGTAGCCATGACTATGAACCAGATTCCTATGGGTGCTCCTCCAGGAGGAATGCCTAACATTGTAAAGCCGATTGCAGATGGCATTGACAACATGTTTAAAGGTGCTCAGGACCGTCGTAGAGACATGTCTTACCTTGCTGCTAACCACGCATTGTCAAGTGTTCGTAACGAACGTCAGCACGGTTACAGCAAAGACCTTCAAGGAATGAAACAAAGACACGAATCAGGAATGCAACGTCGTGAACTTACTGTTCGTCAATCTATGCAAACAGAAAAATTACAAACAGGTTCTCGTGATGCAGCAGGTCAACAAAGATTTGAAATGCGTAAACTTCGTACAGGACATGCACAAGGTATGGAACGTTTAGGTTCTGAACAAAATCATGAATTAAATACTTCTGCATTATCTAGTGCAAATACCGTTGCAGAGTTAAGAGCAAAAACTCGTGCAGTAAACTCTATTGGTAAAAGAGGTAGAGTAAGTGAGTTTAAAGTAGGAGATATTCAAGCAAAGTACAATCCCTACACAGAAGCAGCACCTGCACAAAACCAATCTCCAGCACCTGCTGCTCCTGAAGCACCACAAGCAACTGCTGCGTCAACAGCCCCTGCACAAACTGCAGGTGCATTTGTTCCTAAAGTAGTTCAAGGTCCTGGTGGAAAAATTATGAAGAACCCAGACCATCCTGATAACAAAGGAATGGCTCCAACACCAGTTGCTAAAAAGGCTGCTGCTAAAAGGGCTACTGCTAAAAAATCTGCTCCACGTCCTCGTAAGAAGTAATTATGGCAAAGTCAGCAGCATGGCAACGTAAGGAAGGTAAAAATTCCAAAGGTGGTCTTAATGAAGCAGGTCGTAAATCTTATGAAAGAGAAAACCCTGGTTCTAATTTAAAGGCACCTGTCTCCAGAGAAAGAGCAGCACGTTCTCCAAAAGACGCATCACGTCGTAAATCATTCTGTGCACGTATGGGCGGAATGCCAGGACCAATGGAAAGAAACGGAAAACCAACTAGAAAAGCACTAGCATTACGCAAGTGGGATTGTTAAGGAGAAAACTATGAAATGTGTTAATTGTGAAAATACGGCTCAATACACCTATGCACCAAGTCCAGCATCTAAAGTGGATTATTGCAATGTTTGTTTGCCGTCGTTTTTAAGAGACCGTCAAATTGCGGGTCTTTTAGAAATTAGCGATGCTTCTAAGTCAGAGGTTAGAGATGCAACTTTAATCCTTTCTGGAGTTAAAGAGTCAGAGGTTCCTGTAGAAGAGCCAGAGGCTCCTGTTAAGAAAGTAAAAAAAGTTTCTGACGTTCAGCCAGATGCCTGATGAAAGTTGTAAGAAAATTTGCAGTACAGGGACATCCCGTCCCTGGAAATGCTCATTCACCCGTAGGACCATTTCCACCTGAAGTCCTCGCTGGACCCAAGGTTGAATACGGTAACGACCATTCGGACTCCTTACATGAAGCATTCGATACCGTTCGTCTTTTTAGATGTCGCGACTGTGACGATGTGTTATACGGAGAGCAATTAAACAACCACACATGTGAGGAAATATAAATGGCAGTAAACAACGCAGGTGCTCAATTAGACACCGCAGGAGAAATCGCAGTTGATTTTGTATGGGGCAACATTGCTCCACAAGGCAACGATTCTCGTACAACCCGCTTAGACCTATCACTTGGCGACCACATCAACCTAGAATCAGGTTGGAATGGATACCCACAGTACACACCAAACACACCAGGTTCTGACGTAGCAGGTCCAACCGACTACGTTCTAGTTAAGAGTGTTCTTGGTATGACAACAGCAAATGCTGATGACGTTATGAAGGACTCAGGTCTTACAGTTACGACTGCAGCAGGTGCAACAAACACGGCTACACAGCCAACTGGCATTAACGCAATAACTACAACCGCAGCAACTGTAACCGTTGCTGGTGGAACAACCACATGGGCTGTAGGAACTAAGGTCACCATCATTGCAGGAACAGGTATTCCAGCAGCACTTGTTGGTACTTTCTCTGTAACTAGCGGTTCAGGAAGCACACTTATTATCGCTGGTACAGGATTTACTGTTGCAAACACAGGTGCTATCACACCTGGAACAGCACTAACAGGTGCAGCAGGAACAATCAAGTCACAGACAATTGCTGGCGGTGCTGCAACAACAGCAGTCGGTGCAGCAGTTACAATTACACCTTGGGCAGCATCAGCGTAATCTAAGGAGTAATTAAATGGCTGTAGCACGAAATGCTGGTAGCGGTGGTCGTCAGACCCAACCGATGCCCTCTGCATCAGATTTGATGAGCAATCTCGACCCTACAGCAGGTATGTACGGAATTTCTAATAAAGAAGTTCAAGGCATGGGGAGTCTCCTGGATTCAAGGGTTAATGTTCTTAACTCTTTACCAGGAGCACTCCCTGTTGCACCTGGCTCAGAATACTTTGATGCCATGGCTATTTATCATGATGACTATGAAGATTTAGAAGATGACTTATCTGAAGGTCTTCAAGATTATGAAAAGGCTGGAAATTATTACGACCCTTATGATTTATCTAAGGGACCTGCAGGAACAAACTTTGCTGATGACCCTCGTGATTACTCCGATGGACCAGCACCATTAAGCATTATTCCAACCTCGTCAATGAATTACAAAAGACCACGTACAGTTGCTGCGGGTTATGACAGAAAACGAGAAGTATTAACCGTTGTGTTTCGTGATGGTACTTTTTATAACTACCACGATGTTAAAGCAACCACATGGTCTTCATTTAAGGCTGCTTACTCCAAGGGCCGTTTTATTCTTCGCTATTTAGATAGCCACCCACACGGCATTGCAGATATGGGCAGCGTCCCTACTTATGCTCGTGAAACCCTGTATCGTATTGCTCGTACTAACCAAATCTTTTTTGAGTATGACAACCGTGCTACTAAAACTGGTGGCAAGGTAGGTCGTGACAAACAGAAGCAAGGGTTAATCCCCAAGTCAAAAGCAAACAGACAAACTACAACAGCATTAAAGTCCAGCAAAGGCAATAAAAAGAAACGGTAAACAATGCCAAAGGTCTACGACATCGGAACACAACGGTTCATACAAATTATTCGTCAACCCTTGATTTGGAATAAAAAGATACAAACAAAGGGTTGGACCCAAGAAATCACTGCTCCATACCGCTTTGGCGAACCCCTTATGGTTAGGCTCCCATTTAAATACATTTTAGTTGTAGGCAAATGGCAGGGGTCTAAAAACGAAGAAGATGCACTAAACTCGGCTTTAAAACGGAGGGATGTAACTTATGATGACTTTACGGAAAAAGCGGGATGGACACCAGCCCCAGACGAAGATACAGAAGCGTATCTCTAACTTAGCAACTCCTGAATTAGTTAATTGGGCAGAAAACGCTTTATACATTATCGGCAAAGAAATAACAGGATGGCAAAGGTCATCTAATAAAGAGTTATTAATGGATTCGGAATTAGGAGCAGAAGCCTTACTAGAAATTATTAAGGAACTGAAACGTCGATGACTTTTACCGCTATACTTATCGCGTCTTCACTTCTCTCCCTTGAAGAACACGGGGTGGCCCACTTCGGTGGGCTTCTCTGTTTAAGGACCTAAATGAATATAGATTTTGACGATGAAAAGTTTGAGGAAATTAATCCCGAACTTTACGCAAGTGACGATGAAGAACAGCCACCTCTTGAAGTTGAAGATGACTTAGACGAACTTTCTCAACAGTTTGTTGAAAAACTCATAGATAAAATTATGGACTTTCTTGTTGTTCTTGTTGGTCATGATTTACACCCATATCAAAAGCCATTAGCACGTCGTGTTATTGAGTCTGTAATTATTAATGACGGTGAAGAGATAACTGCATTAGCAGCACGTCAGTCAGGTAAATCTGAAACTGTTGCAGATACAGTGGCAACGTTAATGATTTTATTACCCCGACTTGCTAAGTTGTATCCTGATTTGCTTGGTAAGTTTAAAGATGGATTATGGGTTGGATTGTTTGCACCAACTGAAGGACAGGCTGAAACTTTGTTTGGTCGTACAGTAACTCGCCTTACTTCTGAACGTGCATTAGAAATTCTTGGAGACCCAGAAATTGATGATTCTGCTGCACGTATTGGTGGAGTTACACGAATGATTAAACTTAAGAAGTCTGGCTCAACAATCACAATGATGACTGCTAACCCTCGTGCAAAGATTGAGTCTAAGTCTTTCCATTTGATTGTTATTGACGAGTGTCAAGAAGCAGATGACTTTGTAGTGTCTAAATCAATCTCTCCAATGCTTGCATACTATGCAGGAACTATGGTTAAAACAGGCACTCCAACAACAAGTAAGAACAATTTTTATCGTGCTATACAATTGAACAAGCGTCGTCAAACCACACGTGCAGCAAGACAAAACCACTTCCAATGGGATTATAAAGAAGTATCTAAGTTCAATGACAATTATCAAAAGTTTATTAAGAAAGAGATGCTCCGTATTGGTGAGGACTCAGACGAGTTCCAAATGTCGTATTGCTGCAAGTGGCTCCTTGAGCGAGGAATGTTTATTACCTCTGGAGTTATGGATGACTTAGGAGATACCTCTCAGGAACTTGTGAAGGTATGGCACCAGACCCCAGTTGTTGTTGGTATTGACCCTGCTCGTAAATTAGACTCGACAGTTGTTACTGTTGTGTGGGTTGACTGGGATAGGCCAGATGAGTTTGGTTACTTTGAACATCGCGTTTTAAATTGGTTAGAAATTCAAGGCGATGATTGGGAAGAGCAGTATTACCAAATTGTGGCTTTCCTTGCTAACTACGATGTCTTGGCTGTTGGTGTTGACGCTAACGGAGTTGGAGATGCTGTAGCCCAACGTTTAAAGTTGTTATTACCAAGAGCAGAGGTTGCTCCTATAACATCTAGTTCTACAGAACAATCGGCTAGATTTAAACACCTACAAGCACTTATCCAAAGAAAAATGCTTGGTTATCCCGCTCATGCAAAAACACGTCGCCTTAGAACCTGGAAGCGTTTCTATCAACAAATGGTGGATGCAGAAGTTCAGTACAAAGGCCCTAACTTTATGGTGGCTGCTCCTGATGAGTCGTATGCCCATGATGACTACGTGGACTCTTTGGCTATTGCTTGCTCCCTCACAAAAGACCTAGTTATGCCAGAGGTTGTCCTTACAAGCAGCCCTTTTTACAGTAAAAATTAGTAGTGAGTTAATCGGGTTTTATTTTAAAAAATCCGACACACTCATACCTGGAATAGGCCATTCCGCTTTACTAACCTTATAAGGAGTCATAATGACACTAGCACCAAACCCTATGTTCCCAGAAAAAGGAACAAATGTTTACGAAATGAAAGAAGCAGGAAACGCAACACGTCGTGGTCCACTTCGTTTTGAAGAAGGTATTGCAACAGATACAGATGTACCAAATGATTTTGAAAAGGGCATTGCACAAGGTTCAGCAGTTGCTCCAGGTCGTCCAAACCGCAATGCACCTGTATGGCAGAAGTCAGCACAGGAGACAATGCAGGAACGTGCACACGTAGGTTCTGCAGCATGGACAGAGGCTCCAACATTCTTGAATGAGTTCTCACATGGTTCATACACAGATTACGCAGAACAAATCGTTGAAGTTGCTGTTCGCTCAGGTGGACGCACACAACGTGTTTCACCAACTGTCGTAAACGACTAATTAAGTTATAACCCCTTGAACCCCCTAGGATTGTCCTAGGGGGAACAAGCATTCTGTAAAGGATTCAAGTGGCTCAGAAACCTGGAAATGAAAAATTATGGGCGATGGTAATTGCTCAAGCAAAGGCAAAGTACTCAACGTACCCAAACCCTGCTGCAAGTCACTGGGTGCACGAAAGATACGTCCAATCAGGTGGAAAATTTATAGATAGTAACGACCCAGTTGTGCAACGACAAAAATTGCAGGAAAAACAATTTAATAAGACACGTAAAGAAAAAACAGAAAACGCAAAAAAACCTGTTAAAAAAGCCAAAGACAAGCGTAAGAAGTAGTAGGGTAAATACATGAGTTTTGTAGATTTCTCGCCTCCTAGTTATAGGGCTGCGTCATCTGACTTAACCATCTCTATTTCTCCTTTAGGACTTGTTGAATTAGCAGATGAAGAATTTGAAGTACATGGTCCACGATTAAATCGTTACTCACTTAACTGGGCAATGTATCTTGGTCACCATTGGGGTTATCGTCGCGAATCAGGCGAAGCACAAATTGCAGTTAACTATTACAGAGCATTCAATGATTACTTAGCACGATTTACATTTGGTAAGGGGATTTACTTCCGTTCTCCCAAAGCAACGGAAGCAATCATTCCAGACCGTCTACAACGTGTTTGGGAAGTAGATAATGACAAAATGCGTGTGCTACTTGAGATGGCACAGCAAGGTGGAATTACTGGCGATTGTTTTGTAAAGGTCGCTTACGAAGAAGCATGGACCGACGCTATTGGTCGTATTCATCCAGGTCGTGTTCGCATTTTGCCTATGAACTCTGCTTTTGCATTTCCTGAGTTTCACCCACACGATAGAAACCGCTTACTTAGATTTAAACAGAAGTATCGTTTTTGGGGAACTTCTTTAGAAGGTACTCGACAAGTCTTTACATACACAGAGATTCTTACTGACGACATCATTGAAGAATACATTAACGATGAATTAATTGACTCTCGCCCTAATCCTCTGGGCACTATTCCAATCGTACATATTGCAAATGTTCCTGTTGCTGGTTCTCCTTGGGGTCTTGCAGATTGTCACGACATCATCACTATTAACCGTGCATACAATGAAATTTCCACAGACGTAGCAGACATCATTAACTATCACGCTTCTCCTGTGACAGTCATTGTTGGTGCTAAAGCATCTAACTTAGAAAAAGGTGCAAAGAAAGTATGGGGAGGCTTACCTAAAGACGCTCAAGTGTTTAACCTTGAAGGCGGAGCCTCTGGTATTGAAGGAGCACTTAAGTACCTAGAACTTCTAAAGCGTTCTATGCACGAAATGATGAACATTCCAGAAACCGCATTGGGACAAGTTCAAGCAATCTCCAACACATCAGGTGTTGCTCTTTCTATTCAGTATCAGCCATTGATGAATCGCTATTCACAAAAGGTTGCTCAATACGGTATCGGGATAGAGAAAATCAATGAACTAATTCTTCTGAACCTAGCAGTAAAAGAGCCAGAGACTTTTGTTTACAATCCTGATGAAGATGGTCCTATTAAGCCAGAACAACTAGTTAAACTGGATATTAATGACCCACTGACTTATCAAAACCATGTTCAGTTCCCATCACCGTTGCCTTTAGATAAACTCATTGTTCTTAACGAAATTCAAACTAAACTTGGTATGGGACTTGAGTCTAAAGAAGGTGCTTTGCGTCAACTTGGCGAAGAGTTCCCAGAGGAGAAGTTGCAGGAGATTCGTTCAGAACTTCGTGACGATGCTCTGTCTGACGGAGCCATGACTTTATTAAAGACACAGATTCAGAAAGAGATTCAAGACTTAACAGGCATGATTCCAGGTCCTGGTGGCGAAGGTGCTATACCTCTACAACCAACCGTACTTGGTGATGGAGATGTAATGGGAGACCAGGTTGATGGTGCTCCAACTCCAGAAAACATTGAAAACCCTGCAAATCAAGAGGGTGCAATGGCTGCAAACATGCAGGAGTCAGAACTACGTACTCGTTTAGTAACAGAGGCTTACGGAACTAAAATTCCGCAAAGAAGAGCCGTTGATAGAGACACCTAAAATTTCAGATTAAATATCTGATTTAGCCAGACAAACACCTTAAAACCGTGTGAAATTGGCTTTTAAAAGCGGGACACACAGGGAAACCTGTATTCGGACAATGATAAAGGAAACGGAATAGTGAATCACTATGGAAAACACTGAAGTAAACGTTGATGTAGCAACTCCAATTGTTGCTGCTCCCATCATGGAATCTGTAAGTTTAGAGGAGACTGTGCCTAACACTCTTGGGTTTTCACAAGACGACATTGTTCGTGCTCGTGAACAAGAGAAGGCGAAGTTATATCCACAACTTGAAAAGTTGAAAGACGAACTTGCAAACCTGAAGAAGGAGCGTGATGACCGTGCAGCGGAAGAAGACCGTTCTCGTCAACAGTCTGTTTTAGAAGAACAGAAAAAATTGGAAGATGAGATGGATGTTCGTTCCCTCTTGGAAAAGAAGGAAAAAGAATTTCAGTCTCAACTAGACGCAGAGCGTCTTGAAAGAGAACGTGCATTTGCACTACTTGACCAAGAACGCAATTTTCAAGAACTAAATAACTACCGTCAACAACGCCTTGAACAGGAACGAGATAACATCATTCCTGAACTCATTGATTTGATTGAAGGAAACAATAGCGATGAGATTGAACAGAGCATTGCTAATCTGAAAGACAAGTCTGTTCGTATTCTCGACTCTGCAGCACAGGCTATGACCAGTGCACGTAGAGAAATGGCGGGAGCACGTATAACTGCTCCAGCATCAGGACCTCTCGATAACGACTCGGAACAACGTTCGTACTCACCCGAAGCAATTCGGGATATGTCATTGGCGGATTATGCGAAGCAAAGAGCCAAATTACTTGGCGAAGCAGCAGGTAATCGTGGGCGAGGACTGTTCGGGTAATTTAATTAACCTAACAACAACAACTATAGAAAGGTTGTGCCATAAATGGCATCAGCGATTACAGGCTCCAGCCAGTTGGCTGCAGCACCTACCGCGTATAGCGGTACTAACACAACGCTTAACAATGCAATTCAAACCATCTGGTCAAAAGAGATTTTGTTCCAGGCAATGCCAATTCTTCGTTTCGAACAATTCGCAGTTAAGAAGACTGAACTTGGTGTAGCACCAGGTCTTCGTGTGAACTTCCTTCGTTACAAGAACTTTGCTGTAGACCCAGCACCACTTACAGAAGGTGTACGTCTTACAACAAACGCTCTAACAGCAGAGCAGATTGCAATTACAGTTGCAGAGCACGGCTACGCAGTAGCAGTTTCTGAACTACTTCTTAACGCATCATTCGATGACGTTATGGCTTCTGCTTCCCGTCTTCTAGGTCGCCACATGGCACAGTACCTAGACCTACAGGCTCGCAACACACTAAGTGCTGCAACATCTGCAGTATTTGGTTATGACCGTTCAGGTCTATCAGCCTCAACAACCTTCAACACATACGCTGAAGGAACTGCTGGAACAGCAATTTCAGACCTAGATGGAAACCACAAGTTGACACCTGGCTCTATCAAGGATGCAGCACTAACACTTGCATCAAAGAACATCCCTCGCTTAGGTGAGACATACGTTCAGTTCATCCATCCTAAGCAGTCACGTGACATTCGTTCGAACCCAGAGTTCATCGAAGTTACAAAGTACGCTGCTCCAGGAAACTTCATGCTAGGTGAAATCGGTCGTCTATACGACGTAGTATTCATCGAAACAACACAGGTTAAGAAGTTGGCAGTTAACGCTTCATACACCACATCAAGTTTTGCTGGTGCTCCAGCAGACCAGGGTGTTGTTCCTGTAAAGGCTAACACCGCCCCAGGTTCAGGTGGAAACCCAGAGTCTGCTTCTTACACAGCAGAAGCAGGTTACCTAACATCAGCAACAGGAAACGCTGCTGAAGTTTACGAATCAATCATGATTGGTGACAACGCATTTGGTCACGCAATCTCACTCCCAGTTGAACTACGTGATGGTGGAGTTCTTGACTTCGGTCGTGAACACGCTCTTGCATGGTACGCAATTTGGGGTCTTGGCGTAATCACAGACCAGGCAATTTGCAAGGTCTACACAAACTAGTAGTACCTGTAAAGGGGCCTCATACCCCTTCTTTGAGGCCCCTTTACATTTTTTAAAGTTAACCTAAACACAAGGAGAATAAACATCGTGGCAAACACACCAACAAGTCCTTTAGACGCAACAGGCGTTGCAAAGGAAAAAGCACAAAAGGCTAATGCGGAAGAACTCCGTAAGCGTAAAGAAGAAATCTCAATCGCTAACCAGTTAGAAACAGAGTCTTTGGAGCGAGATGTATTCGACCCAAAGAAGCCAGACCAACCACTTGTTCTAGATGAAATCCAAGAAGTAGGCGTATCACTTTCAAACGATAAGGTAATTATTCGTACAATTACTGATATTGAAGAAATGACGTTCGGAGTAGGAAACGTATACTCTTTTAAAGCAGGAGTTAAGTACTCAGTACCTCGTGAACTTGCTTCTTACTTGGAAAATCTAGGTTACATTTGGCGACCAAACTAAGTCGTCAATAAGTCGGTTCGTCCCTCTGGTTTTCGCCCTCCTCCCAGAGGGACGTACCCCTTTTGTGCGTACTAAATTCATTTAGTTTGCGAGTATTAGCACAAAGACTTTTAGCATGGAGGATAAGTGACCACAGTAGCCAATCTAACTGATTTAGTTCGGTCAGAACTTGGTGACATATCTAAGTCCTTCGTCATGCAATTTGTGGCTGATGGAACTACAAACAGGTTTACCCTTCATTACGCTCCTGTAAATGCAGACACTCTGTATGTAAGTTTTGACGGAGTAGATGTCTCATCCACATGTTCTATAGAAGAAGCAACAGGCGTTTTAGTTAGTAACACTGTTCCTTTAGACGGTGTTCAAATTCTTGTTTCTGGAGATTACTTCCGCTATTTCACAACACCAGAAATTCACCAGTTTGTTGATGCTGCTTTTTTACAGCACTCAAATAACCGTACTGATTCACTAGGTAGAAGCCAAACAATTACTAACCTACCACCAGTTGAGACTTACCCAGTAGCCATTTTAGCGACAACACACGCTCTTTACACACTTGCTACTGATGCTTCATTTGATATTAATATTTCTGCCCCCGATGGTGTAATGATTCCTCGTGCAGAGCGTTATCGCCAATTAATGGACATGCTCAATGCACGTAAAGAACAGTACCGTGAACTCTGCGTACTACTTGGTATTGGTATGTATGGAATTGAAGTATTTACTCTTCGACGTATCTCTAAAACAACAAACCACTACATACCCGTATACCGACCACAGGAGGTTGACGATTACTCATATCCAGAACGAATTGAACTCCCACGACCAACATACGCAGACAAACCCTCAGAACACCCTTATGACTCTGTGGAACTCACCGCTTACCAAGATGTGGCTTTCACCTACTCCTTGCCGTATGTCGGTGACCTCACGACTAAAGGTGTCGTTGCAAATGTTCGCTGGAAAGCAGGAGTCTTACAAAGCCACATGCCATTTACGGTAACAGTTTCTACTGCGGTAGGTTCAACAACCAGTCATACTATTACTTTAAGTTTGACGTATGACCAAACAAAAAGACTTGCACAGCGTATGTATTGGGATGTTCAGTTTGTTTATGACTCGGACGGACACATTGAAACATACAAGGCTGGCAAACTATTTACAGTGCGTGAGGTGACTACATAATGGCTATTAATCCAAACAGCCCTAAGTACCCTGAAATTGACCCCTCACTTCTTCCTGGAGTTTCAGGACTACGCGGACCAACTGGTTATACAGGTCCAACTGGACCAACTGGTTATACAGGTCCAGCAGGTAATGCTTCTGCTACAGGTGCAACAGGACCTACTGGAGCAACTGGTTCAACAGGTGTTACAGGTGTTACAGGACCTACAGGACTTCGCGGTTTTTCAGGACCACAAGGACCAACAGGACCTTCTGGTGCTGATGGCGTTGGTTCAACTGGAGCCACTGGACCTACTGGTCCAACTGGTGTTCCAGGTCCAACAGGTGCAACAGGTCCTTCTGGTGTTGATGGTATTGGTTCTACTGGTCCAACTGGTTATACAGGACCTACAGGTTGGACAGGTCCGTCAGTAACTGGACCAACAGGTGCAACAGGTCCATCAGGTACTGCAGGATTTCTTGGTGGAACTGGACCAACAGGACCTACAGGTCAAGTTGGTGGAATAGGACCAACAGGACCGACTGGTGCAGAAAGCACAGTTACAGGACCAACTGGTTCTACTGGTCCAACAGGACCTACTGGTGCACCAAGCACAGTAACAGGTCCTACTGGACCAACTGGAGCACCAAGCACTGTTACAGGACCTACTGGTTAAACAGGACCAACAGTTTACACAGGAACAACAGGTTACACAGGACCAACAGGTGCACCAAGCACTGT